CATAATAATAAGAGTAATCATTACACCAACTATTAAAATATGGTTCTTGTCCAACAAATTCTTTTTCTTCTTTATTTGGCTCTGGCTTACCTTTTTCAATAGTTCCTTCTTTCCACATATAATTTTCATTTTCTTTTTTAAATATTGAATTATTATTAGTGTTTAATACTCTAAACTTTCCCGTTGATAAAAAAGTTTGAGAATAATCTATTAATTCTTCTTTATTCTTACCCTTGTTAACTGGGTGTAATCTTATACCATAATCTTTATAAAACTGATTTCTTAATGCACCTTCTGCTGAATCTATTGTTTCTTGGTCTTCGGGTGCTTTCCATCTTTTAAACATAGCTACTCTAAAATTAAATATATCCTTTGACAATTCACTAGGTGCTTTTTTTACTATTTTTTCGTGTGGGCTGTAATAATACAAGTCTAGTAAATACCAATACCCATCTGTTGCATAACCAAAACAACCACAAGTAGTAGCACTTGTTTGATGTCCACCATCTATAGAAAAATCAAGATATATTATTCTTAACTTGTTAGCTTCTATATAATTCTTGTCAACATATTCTATAAGTTCAGGATTATATATCATACCTTCCATACCAATTACTTCACCTAGATATATCCACCTATATCTTTTATTATCAAACTTTTCCATTCTTTTGGCTTCATCGATAAACATTTTACCTAACCATTTTTCAGGAACTGTACGATAATCAGATTCTGTAATTAAAACATCATCTCTCCCTCTCATTTTTTCTACCCATTGATTTACCCAATGATATTTATTTTTAGGAGGGTTAAATGAATATAAAGTAATAAACCAATCATCATTACCTCTTGAAAATGTTGCAATTATTTGTTCTATTTGCTCTTCACTTTTAAATTCTGTCAATTCTTCAAACCACACAATTTTAATAGGTGTATTCTCATCTATCATACCTTTTAACTTTTCATAGTCATCTGCTCCAGCAAAATATATTGTATTTCCATTATTTAGTTTTACTCTTAATGGTTGCAATGTGCAATTATAATCAACACCATCTATTAAGCCTAATCTCTTAAGCCCTCTTTTAATTTCTTTATGCACACTATCTCTTAATGTGTTTTGATATTCTCTAATTATTATTGCACTACATTTTTCTTCTGTTAAACAATGTACAGGTATTTTAATAGAATTCTTACTTGTTTTTGTAGAACCTCTACCACCTTTATCTATTTGTCTTGGCTTTTTAGAATTAAATGTCTTCCAAAATGATGGTGCTATTATTTCACTTATCTTCATCTACATCACTTGGCAAGTCGTTTATTATTTGTATTCTATTTGAAATAGTAGTATCAATTTCTTGTTTATCAGCCCAACCAAAATTATTTTTTAGATTAAATATAACTCCTGTTACACTCTTGCTATATAAACATGTTTCTAAAAATTCTTCTACTTTTTGCTTTGCCTTTTTTATAGTGGTAGAAAACTTTTCATCTTTAGCATATTCTATAAGCGTATGTCTATCCATATCTAATGCTAAAGCTAATCCAGTTATTGTATAAGGCAAATTCTTTTTGTCACACTTTTTAAAATAGTCATCTATCTTTTTTTGCATTGCTTCTGCTTCAGTATATTTTTTAGGTCTACCGCCTTTGTTTTTTTCTTCTTTCTTTGATACCACCACCTTAATTTTAATGGTTGCAGGGGTAGGATTTGAACCTACGACCTTTGGCTAAAGAGACCAACGAGATACCACTTCTCCACCCTGCGATATAAAAAGAAAAGTTTATTTTCCTCTCTTTGTATCCTTATTTTTTTCTTCACATTCTTTTTGTTTAGGACATCTTTTACATTGATACCTAAAACAATAATATATATCATCCTTTTTATTCATATATATCTTCCTTTAAACATCTTGCTTAACCCACCAACTAGCATTTAATAGATGTTTCCTAGTTCCCACTAACTACAACCCAAGTAAAAAAGAACTACCTGTAATAGCATAGTTCTTAGAAAACTAGGGCAGCATATTGCTACACCCCCCTTACAAAAGATATTTCTTTTTTTCTTGTATGGTACTAAATCTAATTAGCACTACATCAGGTAATATATGTATGGAAATGACTATTGCTTTTTTACATATCCGATTTTGTTATTTCAACAGGGGCTAGATGAGAAAATAGCTAAAATTAACATCTAGGGCTTATCAATAACTGTCATCACTCTATAAGAGAATATATTACCCAATGTACTGATAGTTAAATCAGCACAGACAAGATGGTTCTTCCTTAGTACCATTTAATTGGCACTGTACTAATGACATACTAAAGATACAAGGCTATCGGAAAGTAAAGGAGCGTTCCAATGTTGGTATATCATCAGTACACTGCCAAATAGACAGTGCTATATGTAATAGAAAGGGGGCATTGGGCTTACATTCTTTTTTTTCAGAAATGCCACTTGCTTATAGCTTTGCCTTATTATAATAATTTTAGCACACTTAAGGTGTAATAAAGGTGTAATCTTTACTTTTTTTCTAATTTTTCTCTTATTATCTTATCTAACTGCTTAATTCTATCTATACTAAAATGTAATCTTTCTGCTGTCTCTAACTGAGTTAGTCCTATCATGTATCTGCATCTAAATACATTTAGTTCTCTTATCTTAGAACCTTCCATTATTTTAGCAACCTTTTCTAATGACTCAGATATAATTCTAAGTTCTCCTTTTATATTATCTATATCTTTTTCTAATCTTTCTATTTTAGCAAATGTTTCTGCGTACTTATCATGCCTCTCTGATAATAATAGCTTACACTCTGTTAGCGATGTTGCTTTTAACCCTAATCTTTTCTCTATAATATATTTTTTTCTTGTTTCCTTTGAATGTAATTGTTCTTCAAGTATTTTTTTATCTGTTAAATCATTTTTTAATTCTTTTAACATTAATTCCTCCTAAATATTCTTTCCCCCCCCTGAATAATTTAGTTATTTATTGTCTCTTATATAAATCTTTTTTAAATCTCCTAATTTATCTTTAAAACTAAATAATTTTTTCATATTCCCTCCTCTATTTATTTAATCTTTCTATTATCTTCTTTTGATTTTTTATTAGTTGATTTTGAGTTTCCATTAAAATCTCAATATATTTTTGTAAACTTTTTATTTCAAGTTTTTTTGTTTTAACTTCTTCTAATGCACCTTTTCCCCAGCTATCTATATCCTCATATTCTTTATCTTCTACTTCTTTTATTATTTCTATTTCACTATCTAACATTACTTCTAAATTATATTTGTACCCTAATGTGTTACAATCATCATCATAATATACATCTGCATTTTTATTGAAAGTAAATATATCTTCTGATATTTCACCATATACTCTAATCTTTTTTGGTGCTTTACCATCTTTAATTAATCCTAATAATTCATATATTGTTATCTTCATTCTTTACCTCCCTTAACTATTTTTAAAATTTCTATGTATTTATCTAATAAAACTAATTTATTTGAATAACTAAATTCATCAATTAAATCTACTATTTTGTCTAACATTTTTATGTATCCAATGTATTCTATTGAACCATTCTCATTACATTTAATTAATGTTATTTCTTCCTTATTCATCATCTACATCTCCACCTAATCTTTGAACCATATTATCAAAATTGCTATTAATAATAACACACCTATAATTGTTCCTGTAATTTGCATTTTCGCCCATAACTCTATCCAATTCATTCTTCCACCTTTTCTTTATAAATTATTATTGCCCTAACATTAACAATTCCATCTATATATCCACCTTTTTTATTTAATTCTTTTTCAAATTTTTTTAAATTATTTTCATAATCTTTCCCACAATAACCTGATATAGTAGTAACTTGTGTTTCATACTTTTCTTTCTTTTTATTCATTTTGCCACCTATACAAACTATCAAATTCTTCTTCTGTTGCTTCTAAATCATCAGAATTTTTTCTAAGTATTTTTATTATGTTTTTTATATCTTCTTTTAGTTCTTTAGTTTCATTTTTCCAATTATTCATTTCATTAAATAATTCTTCAAATATATCTCTTGGAATTAAATAATGGTCTGAACCTTGTATATAATATTTAAAATAATCTTCTTTACTCATTGAACCACCCTAATTCCTTACATTGTTGGTTTATTGCAAGGTCCTCTTCGTCTTTTGTTCCTGCTAAATTGCTATACCACCATTTTCTTTTTAAATCAAAGATTATATAAGGATAATGTCCTAAAGGATAATTCATATCATCTATATAATATTCAATATAATCATCATGTAAATTTTGTTCATATCCTAATTCTTCAAACATCTCTTTTGCACTCATTCTTCCACCGTTTCTACTAATCCATCTTTTATTAAGTCGTATAATGTACTATCTAACCTACTATCTCCACGACAATCAATATAAATTGCTCTACCTGTAAAATAATCATTTGTATTAAAATATATAGTGTAATAAACTCTACCATCTTGTTCATCATTACTATAAACCTTTTTAAAATAATATTTTTCATCATAACTATTAATTACTGTATGAAACCCATACTTCTCTAATTCTTTTAAATCTACATCATCTTTTATCTTTAACATAACTTATCAACTATCTCCTTAATTGCTAAAATACCCATCAAAATTGTTGCCACATATAAGATTGAACACATAATTGTCATTGTAATATTGAAGAACAAATCTTGTTTAAAATTATTCCACCATTCTTTTATCTTTAACATTATTTACTCACTTACTTTATACTCCATAGAACTAAATTGTTCTTTTGTTACTATTGATTTAATATTTTTAGGTGGAAACGATTTAATTAAATAACCGTCTTCATCTTCTGCATATACCCATTTATTACGACGATTTCCTTCTTCAATTGATGTTATTTTATAACCATTAACATAGTCTCCTACTTCTATTAGGTCTATTAGGTTATGACTTGCTTTTAAATCATCTTTCCAATAAACACTTACATAATCGCTACCTTCATACCCAAAATCAACTACTGGTTCATAAAATCCTCTTAATTCACATTGTTCACACATACATATATGTTCAACTTTTCCTATTTTTCCATGCAATCTTACATACATTCCTACTTCTAATTCCATTTATTCACCCCTTAACATTCCAATTTCATTTAGTATATCCAACCTCTTCTCTAATTCTTTTTTATCTTTTTTCAATTGTTCATTTTCAGTTATTAAAGAATGAAGTTTGTCAAATATTCCTTCATACATACTTCTACCTACTATGCTTTGGTTCATATAATTAAATATTTCATCTTCTGTATATAGTCCTAGTTTCATTTTTTCTACCTCTTCCACCTTAACAAGCCCATTATTCTTTATGAATGTTAATATATTCTCTTTTCCTTTTACTTCTATTCTTACTTTTAATCTTTGAGTATACCTATCTAAAATACTGGTGATTAAATAATAGTTTCCATCTTTCTTTACTGTTTGATATTCCATCCCATCTTTATCTTTTAATTTCATAATCTATTTCCTTTATAAATTTAATTAAATCTTTATATATTCTAGTTTTTTTTACGTATGTATCTTTTCCTTTTTTCTTATCTTCTATATCAGTTTTTATGAGTAATTCTGTTAATGTTGTTATAATAGATTCTTTTAACTCATCACAATTCATACTTCCTCTATTTCTATCCCATATTTGTATGCAAACATCTTTCTTTTTATCTTGTACACATCTGTTCTAAAGCCTTTTGTATCTACTATGTGTAATTTATTATCTTCTACTGAAACATAGCTAAAATCTGCTATATACTTTATTTCCCGGTATATTTTTCCATTAAGCTTAAATGACGGTTGCAATTCAAATGGTTTTTGTAATTCTAAATTTCTTATAATTCCTTTTTCTTCTAACAATTTAAGTTTTATATAATATGCCATCTCTTTTTTACTATCGAATTTAATTCCGTTATATTCCACAGATTTATTTTTATATTTATTTTGTTTCACATTAATCGAATTACATATCAATTTATTTAATGCTTGTTTAGGTAGTCTCATACATCACCTGATTTCTTATTTTTGTTATCGCTTTATCAATTATTCGAGCAATATATGATTGTGAGTGATTATATATTTTTGCTAGTTCTTTCTGTTTATATCTTTTTGTATTAAATAAACCAAAGTATTTTATTAGAATTTCTTTCTCTTTAGTCGGTAATTTATCTATCACTTTATAAACTTGATTTAAATTCCATTGTTTTTCTAAATCTTCTACAAAATCATAATTATCCTTTACAGTCTCGGCTATTGTAAGATTATCTGTTATTTTTTCTTCAATAGATATTGTTGGAATTTGTTTTTTCCTAAAATTCATTAAAATAGCATTATATATACATCTATATAAATATGTAGTTTGACTCCCTTTTTCAGGATTATAAGTATCCACACCTTTTATTAAACCTATCATTCCTAAATCATACAATTCATCATGTGCATGATATAAATTCATTTTTTTTAATACATGATAAATTAAATTTTGATGTTTTAATATCATTTCTTCTCTCGTTATATATTTTTCCACAACATTTCATCCCTTTTTATTTCTTCTGGGCTCCTTACATCTATTCCTACTTGTTGACATTCTTCTATTAACCCTGACATTAATATTGCAAATTCAGTTGTATTAAGTTCATGGGAGGGAACAAATACATAATACGTACTAAATTCCCTTCCATCTTTGTTAAATAGCGATTTTTTTTCATAATATTCAATACCTCTTATTTCATAATCACTTGGTACACATATCTCATACCTTTTTGAATATTTTTTTAACATTTCAAAATGTAATTCTTCTATTCCTATTTTTGTTACTAAAGATAATTCTCCAACTAATTTCCAGTATTTAGAATTTTGCTTTTTATTTCTTTGTTCTTTATACTCTTTTAATTCATAAATCTTATCAGTATCTAAATCATATAAAATTGAACTTAATTTTTTAGGTGTTCCTCTATATATTGCCATTTATAACCACCCGCTTTATTTCTTTTACCTTCGCATACACTTCTAATGTTTCTTGCATTAACTTTAATTCCTTGTTTATTTAGTTCGTTTTGAGCTTCTACACTTCCTAAATAAGTATTAATGTAGTTCCCTTCTAAATCATATTGCTTAATTTTTTTTGCTCTTATTTTTTTAATTTTCATTCGTTTTATGGCATTATCCATTAAACCTGTTTTAAATGCATGTTGAATATTTTCTTTAGAGGTACACCACTCCAAATTTTCAACTTTATTATTTAATTTATTCCCATCAATATGATTGACTATATTTTTGCCTTTAATCTTATGTATGAATGTTTCTGCGACCAATCTGTGAACACTATATTTTTTATTTTCTAAAGAAACCGTTAAATATCCTGTGTTTTGAATATAGCCATTGATTATTTCTTTTTTATTATTTTTGTACGAACAAATTCTTCCTAAATTACTAACTTGATAATCATCATGATTTTTTATATTTGCCCATATTTCATTCAAGGAAGTTGTCCTCTACAGAAATTTGTTCTCCAAACTCTTCAAAAGCATTTTCAAATGGATCTACATCTTTTGGTGATGCTTGTCCATAATATTCTGATTCTGATTTGTTATCTTTCTTACTTTCTAAAAATTCAAAATTATCTATAACTACATCCATTGAATAACGTTTATTTCCATCTTTATCATCATAGCTTCCTGTTTGTAATCTTCCTTCAATCCCAATAAGATTTCCTTTACTAAAATACTTAGCTATTGTCTCTGCTTGCTTTCTCCATGCTACTACATTTATAAAATCAGCTTCCCTTTTACCATTATCATTAGTGTAGTTTCTATTTACTGCTAGTGTTAATTTAGCATAAGCAACGTTGTTGATGTTGTATCTTAGTTCTACATCTTTTGTTAATCTTCCTATAAGACATACCTTATTAATAAGTCATCACTCCTTTTTTAAAATCTATCGTCGTAACTATCTCCAGTATAATCGCTCATTGGTATTCTTTTATAGTTACTTTCTATATCATTTTCAATCTCATTTATTTTTTCGTTTAATGTTTCTATTTCATTTTCCATTTCTTCAATAATGTCTACTATTTCTTCCCATTCGTAAAGGTCTTTTTTATTGAAATGTTTTAAATTTAATTCTTTCATTACTATTTTCATAATTAATTTTCTATTCTCACATATTCAATGTTATTTAAATCCATAAACTCTCTCAATTTTTTTATTTTTGATAATTCACCTGTAATTCTCAACGTATAAGTTTGAATTGGGTCTATTACTTCTTGTTGTGCTGGTTTTTTCAACATTTCCTCAACTTTAACTTCTTTTTGATGTTCTATTTCTTTTTTTGTTTCTTCTTGTTGTTTTTTTAACAATTCTTCTTTTTGAATTAAATCATTATTTTTTCTAATAACTTCTCCTAATTGGAAATGACTTAAATAATCATTTTTTAATTCAATTTCATATTTACTATTTAACTCTCCAATAGTTAATAAATCATTTCTAATAACATTAATTCTATCTATCAAGTCTTTTTCTAACTTGAATGTTCCATCTTCTTTCCAATTACCTTTATTTAACCATTTATCATCAAATATTTTTTCTAATGATAATACTTCTTTTAATTCATTAACATTTGAATTGAATATATCTTCTATTTTGTTTTTTCTTATTTCTTTTTCTCTATTTTCTACTTCTTTAACTATTACATCTATTTCACTACTTGCTTGTTTTATTAAGTTGCAAGTTTCTGTTACTTCACTTTTAAATTCTTCAAAAGGTTTCATAAATTCCTTTTCAATTTTTATTCTTTCATCATTTAAAAGTTTACTTGTTTTATTTAACATTGCCTTATCTGTTTTAGCTTTTTCTATGTTGCTTTCATCATAGTTTTCCGCTTTATAATTTGACAATAATTCTTTTACCTTTTCCTTTATTACTTTTGCATTTGTAGTTAAACTTCCTAATTCTTTTTTAGTAATAACTAATTGTAATTCATTTTCTTTTATTTCGTTCATTAAAATACCTCTTCTTCCATCTTCCTATTTAATTCAACTTGTTCTTTTGTTTTTATCTCTACACCTTTTGATTTTAAACTATTAATTGATGTTTCTGCTTCTTCTCTACTTAAGTCCAAAATATTTTTTTTATAAAATTTTCTTAACTGTTCTTTATACTTATAATCTAAGTTTGCAATCATAAACATTTGCTCTTCTGTCATAGGCAAATTAGATTCTTGTTCTATTTTTTCTTGCTTTTGAATTGAGTTTTGAATTTCCTCTGCGCTTGCTACACTTACATCAATACCAAAGCCACACATTCCTAAAGCTCTGCCTACTGCACTTGTTTCACAATTTTCAACATAGTTTGTTTTGTTGATAAATGATGCTGTCTTTTCTTCTCTTGCTGTTGCTGTTGCTAGTAATATATCGCCATTGTAAATACTAACTCTAACCATACATACATTATCATCATCTTTTAATATTTCTGTTTCTATAGTTCCCATAGGATAAACCATTCTAAATGCTTTAATTCTTTGATTTACCTCTGCATATTTTTTTACTATTTTTTTACCAGTTTCTTTATCTTTTCTTTCTATCGAAATTGGTTTTATTGTTTCATTTGCTTTTTGTATCTCTTCAAATGTTATTGTATTTTTCATGCTATAACCCTCTCTTCCATTCCAATACGTGACAGCATCTCAACATCTGATTTGCCCTTCTTTTAATATTTTCTATTGTTTCTTGTTTTTCTTCATCAGTAACACAAATATAAAACCCTCCACTTTTTCCTGATAAGCTTCCTACCATTAATGGATAATCTTTGCTTTCTCTTATGTTCTGTATGACTTTTCTCATAGACTTATCACTGCCAATATTAAATATTTTTCTTAACTCTTTATTTTTAATTAAATTTTCTTTTCCTAAATGGTATTTACATAAGTAAATGTATACTGACGTTTCCATTATTTCTCCAACTGATATACTGATATATCAACTTTGTTGTATTCTGATAATGCATTTAGCAGTTTGCTTACTTCATCCCAGTCACCTTTAGCAATACCACAACCATATTTATAAGGAATTGCTATAGTGAATCCGTTCAATTTACAACTTTCTAATAATCCAGTAAATACCATTTCTAAATCTCTTAAATTTGTTATAAAATTTCTTTGGGTAAAACAATTAGCTATATATTTTCTTTCATCTATTTTACATACTTGATATTGACCATATAATATTTCTTTAAATTTACTACAAAATTTTTTATATTCTCTTTCTACTTCCGGATATGCTTTAGCTATTTGTAAGGCAAGTCCTCCACCCATAGTACCATCTTCGTTTACTTGGTGGCATATTATGTTTTCTGTGGCTTTTAACAAATCCCCTTTCTTATGAATTAGCATCTTCCATAACCTCTTTATACTCTTTCTTCTTTATGTCTAATTCCATAATTTCATTAAATATTTTTAAATTAAAGTTTGGTAATGTAAATATTTCTTTCTTATCCCATTTATCTAGATTACTCCACCATTCTTCACTTGCTTCTTTTCTAGATAATTCTTTTAAATATCCATCACAAGTTTCTGCACTTGGAAAATTTTGTTTTTCTTCATCAGTCATATCGCAAAAATATACCCAGTTAGATTTTGGAACAGCATACAATACATCATATGCTCTAGTGTTTCTCCACTCTTCAAAAGTCATATCTGTTTTTTTATTAAACATAATTAGTTTTGGTTCTTCTGTACAAAATACTCCTGATGATCTATTAGTTTTGTTCCAGTCTCCTGTGTTCCAGTCTCCTGTGTTACAGTCTCCTGTGTTCCAGTCTCCTGTGTTACAGTCTCCTGTGTTACAGTCTCCTGTGTTACGGTATCCTGTGTTACGGTCTCCTGTGTTACGGTATCCTGTGTTACGGTATCCTGTGTTACGGTCTCCTGTGTTACGGTCTCCTGTGTTCCAGTCTCCTGTGTTCCAGTCTCCTGTGTTCCAGTCTCCTGTGTTGCAAATACCAGTATTTTTGTTCCCCACATTAACCATTTCCATGAATTCTTCTTTTGGTATTTCTCTTACTATTTTTATTTTGTTAGTAACGGATTTATCATCACCATCTATGACTTCCCCTAATGCTTCTATTTCACAAAATCTATTATCCTCATTGTTAAAGTTATAGTATCCATGAACATCAAATAATTTTCTGCAAAAATGAAATCCTGTATCGCAAAGTTGAATATTGCCATCCATTTCATAAGTTTTGCCTATTTCATATTGAAATCCTCTGCATTGCAAATTTTTATTAAATCCTTTAAATCCTTTAACTATTTCCTTTTTCATACATATATCCTCTCAATCGTTATTTTTTTTAAATTAAATTTTTTTATCGCATTTCTAGCTTCTGCTATACTTTCAAATATTTTTGCTTCACTTTTCATCGTCCAATGATTAAATGCATCAATATTTTTATTGAAATAACTATCATTGTTCTCTCTTTTTATTCTACATTTCATTTTCTATTTAACCTTTCTGTAAGCTGGTTGATTTCATCATCGCTAGCTTGTACACTTTCAACAGTTCTATCTATCCAATCAGTTTTGTTTACTTTCTTTCCATTACTTATTTTTTGATTTAAGTATTTTTCAAACTTAGTTCCAAATAAAGTCTCTGGGCATAGATATCGTTCATACTCTGTTTCTTTCCACTCATCATATTTCTTGTTAATTACAACTATGAAGTCGTCGAGACTATATCCCTCGTTCAATCGTGCATTTATTTTTTCTATTGTATTTTTACTATTACTTCTATAATTACTTTTTAATTTATTATTTAAATATTCTATTATTTGATTATGAATATGATAATGATTATGATTATTCATGTTGTTTTTGGTTGTTTTTGGTTGTTTTTGGTTGTTTCCCTTTTTTTTAGCATTTTGATTCCCTTTAGGTGCTCCACCTTTTGAACCATTTACTTTATTAATTTCACATCGTTTTTGATAGTTTTCTTCATTCTTATCAATCTCATCTTTAATTGGTAAAAATATAATTTTTAAATAACCATCTAACTTACTGTCTCCTGTAGTTGCGTAATCATATATTCCTTTAATCAACTTTCCAGCATCCTCATCTGATAATTCTTTAAATACTTTACCTTGATTTGTTTTTAGCAAAAAATTATCTTTCATCTGATACCTCCGATTTGATTTTTATTTTTATTTTTGGTATTATTAATTGTAGAAATGTTTTGGTCGGCATTTCTTTTCTTATACTCTAGCTTCACAATAGTTCTCTTCATGATTTTTCATGCAACTTTTCATGGCACTATCGTTTAGCTTATACATACAAATTATTATCATGATTATTGTTATAGCTAGTATTGTTATAGCTATTAATGATAATCTTTTTTCTTTTTGTTGTAGCTTTTCTTTCTCTGATACATAACTGTTAAATGATTTTCTATTATTTCTTTCTATTGCATCTTGTAAATCTTTATCCAAATCTACATCTACTATTCCTTTATTCTTTTTCATAAATTTTCCTCTTTCTATTCGCTAATTTTTTTTAAATACTTAACATTTATATTTAAGTACTTTACTACTTCTTCATTTGGAACAAGCCCTTGTGGTAAAAAGTGTTTTTTTTCTCCATTGATTAATTCTAGTGTTATCTTATTTTTAATTTCTCTTGCTTTATTTAAACTTACTGAAGCAAGTATTTTAATATCTTTTGTATCAAGCCATTGTTTCTTTAATACCTCGAGCATTTCGTTTACTGATGCTCTTTCTGGTATTCTTGCCATTCTATCACCACCTTTTTTATTATCTGCTAGACTTTGTGTTTTCCTATTCTCTTATCTCTATATGTTTAGAACTTTCTTTTAAATTAATTTAATTATTCTGCAAATTCGCAGATATATTGTTAAAAAAAATATAAATTGGGATTTCATAAACTGCTATAATTTTTTCTAACATATCCAATTGCATTGATGTATTATTATTTTCATATCTGACAATAGTCATAATATCAACATTTGCTTTTTCTGCAACTTCTTTTTGAGTATAATTGTATCTTGCTCTTAATCCTCTCAATTCAGAAGCCACTAATTCTTTAAAATTTTCTTTCATATTTCCTCCTATCTGAACTCATTATACTGTGCTTATTTGCAGAAGTCAATACCTAAAATGCAAATTTGCAGATTTTTTATTGTTTTTTTTTCTGCGAACGTGCTATAATAATATTGTTAGGAGGAATCACTATGAGTCTTTTTAGTAAAAATTTAAAGTATCTTCGAGAATCTAAAAATTTATCACAAAATAAGCTTGCTGAATTGGCAAATGTAAATCAAACAACTATAGCCAGGTGGGAGAAAGATGAAATATCTCCTTCATTAGATAATATTCTGGATGTTGCAAACGTTCTAAATATTTCAGTTGCTGATATTACCGGTAAAGATTTAGCTATAGATAATAACAGAGCATTTGATAAACTTGATATTTTATATAGCAAATCAAAAGATATTATGTCAGAAGAAACTAAAGCTACATTAGAATTTATAATGCAGAAAACAATAGATAACTATGAAAAATCAAAAATTAATGATATAGAATAAGTATGCTAGTACAGGTACTTAAGTAAAGGTGGTGTGATATGAACATTAGTAACTTACTTAAGGGAGAAATATCTCAAAAAGATTTATTAAATTACTATAACGCAACTATTGTTTATGAAGAGTTGCCTGATGATATACAAGGATTAGTATTTAATTATGATTGCATATTCTTTATACTTATAAATAAGTATTTATCTTATTATTTGAAGAAAAAAACTATATTACATGAATTGGCACATATAGAACTATGTCAATTAGAACAATGTAATCAAGATTTATTTGCTTTGCGTTCAAAACAATATGAAGATGAAGCGGATATATACATAAAAAATATATTAAATGAATTAAAGGAGATAGAATGAAAAAAACAAAAATATTATTATTATTTTTTACATTATTTTTATTGTTAGGGTGTTCAAATGAAGAACATACATATAAATATACAAACAACGGAACTGATGAAGGAATTCAATGTACTTATTTTGAAGTTGGTGAAGACATTCCAAGTGGGACTTATAAAATTGAACATTCAAATTACGGTGAGTTCTCTGAACAAAGAGTATACATCGTGACACTTTTAACAGAAAAATTACATTCATGTGAAGATATAGATATTTCATCCGGTACAATGTATGGTGGGGTCCACAAAAAAAATGGGATTATTGAACTAAATGATGGTGAATATTTATATGTAACAAAAATCCAAGGTGGAACCAAAAGCCACATAGAATTTATAAAAGAAAAATAAAAAAGACCTCGTGCGCCAACACGAAGTCCAAAAATGAAAAATCACAAAGTCTAGCGAACTTTAAATACAATAGAATTGGATTCTTTTTGTATGGATTTTTCGTATCTAATTATAACATAAACAAAAACATTTTACAATAAACGGAGGTGTAAAAATGGCAGTATATCAAGATTTTAAGAATAAAGAAGATAAAAAAAGAAATAAACCTATTAAAACTAAAGATGGAAGAAGTTGGTATTTCAGATATTATTATACTGATTTATTAGGAAATAAGAAGCAAAAGAAAAGTGGAAAATATTTAAGAAAAAAAGACGCAGAAGAAGCTGAAGATGAATTTAAAAACTCATTAAGAGATTTAGCAATTAAAAAAAATATAACTTTTAAAGAATTAAAACAAGATTATTTAAATTATCAAAAAGATAAAATAAAAATTACTTCATATCAATCTTTAACGCAATTATTAAATCATTTAGACATTTTAGATAATATAGAAATTGAAAAAATGACTATAAAACAATTTGATAATTGGAAAGATGTAATTAATTCTAATAGTTATTCTACTACTTATAAAAACAACATATATAAAAGATTAAGATCTTTAATGAATTATGGAAGTAAAATGTATAATATAGATACAAGAATTATGAACAGATTTACTAATTTTACAAATCCTAATGAATTAAAAAAAGAAATGCTGTATTATACTAAAGAAGAGTTTAATGATTTTATAAATCAAGAAAATGATATTAAATGGATATGTTTCTTTTCTACTCTTTTCTATTGTGGTTTAAGACAAGGTGAGGCTTTAGCTCTAAATTGGAAAGATATAGATTTCAATACAAAATCTCTAAAAATCACAAAAAGTTTAGCTAATAGAATAAAGGGACAAAAATACACTATTTTGCCACCTAAGACAAGAGGTAGCTACAGAACGATACCAATACCGCCAAATTTATTTAACAATCTGAAAAAGCTATTAGAAGAGCAAAAACAATATACTAATTTCAATTATGATTGGTTTATCTTTGGCAATGTATTTCCTCTAGCCCCTACTACAATACAAGTTAGAAGAGATAAATTATGCAAACTTGCTAATATTAAGAAAATTAGAATACACGATTTTAGACATAGTTGTGCTAGTTTATTAATAAATAATGGTGCTAATGTAAATTTAGTCGCTAGATATTTAGGGCATGAAAATATTACAACAACATTAAATACGTACTCACATTTTTATCAAAGTGATTTAACATTATTAGTAAAAAACATAGAAAATTAAGACCTAAACAAGACCTATAACAATTTTTTAAAATAAAAACCCTTATTTTATAAGGGATTATAAACAAAATGGTGGAGCCGATGGGAA